CCCACATAAGTTCTCTGAGACGAAAAAATCGGGTGGAGGAAGTCAGGTCGCTTCTGCTGGTAACTCCGCATCCCGCAGTACAAAACAGGGGCGCAGGTCGGTCAAGCTGTCGCATTCACAAGTCGCGATTGCGAAAAAGTTGGGCGTACCTCTAGAAGAATACGCTAAATATGTGAAGGATTAAGTAGATGGCTGACAGAACACCGCGTAAAAGCGAAACACGAGAAACAGACTCTCGCAGAAAACCATGGGCACCGCCCAGTCACCTTGCTGCACCAGAAGCCCCACAGGGTTATGTGCATCGTTGGATTCGAGTCGCAATGCGCGGCGAAGAAGACAAAATGAACGTTAACGCAAAGCTGCGTGAAGGATGGGAACCTGTTCGTAAGGACGAGTATCCAGACTACGAAGCACCAACTATCGACGATGGTCGGTATCAGGGCGTTATCGGACAAGGCGGACTGATGTTGTGCCGTATTCCTGAAGAAACAGTTACAGAACGAACTGCATACTACGGGGGCAGAACCCGCGAACAGATGACTGCTGTAGATCAGGACCTAATGAAGGAACAACATCCTTCAATGCCGATTCAGAATAGTCGGCAAAGTCGTGTAACCTTCGGAGGCCGCGAACGCGACTCCGAGTAAATTTAAAGGATTGCTGATATGGCAAATACTAATGGTGCATTCGGACTTCGTCCGATAGGTGTGGTCGGTCAGGCTGCAAACACCACTGGTGCGACCGAGTATCGTATTGCAGCCGGAAATACTAACGCGATTTTCCAAGGTTCTCCTGTTATTCCTCTAGCCGCTGGTGTTATAGACCGGGTTGGAGCAGCAGCAGGTGGTACCGTGGGACTCGTAGGAGTGTTTTGGGGTTGCGAATACGTTTCGTCCACCACTGGTGAGAAAATTTTCGCTAACAACTGGCCCGGCTCTGGCGCGGATACTAACTTCCCCGTCAAAGCTTTCGTGTATGATAATCCAATGCAATCATTTGTTATCTGTTCCGATGGAACACTAACAAGTGAAGCAACTGCACGAGGACATGTGTTCGCAAATGCTAATTTTGCATCGGGTCAAAGTGGTACATCAGCCACTGGAATATCCTCTACTACGTTGGCTGTGGGCACAATCGCCACCACTGCAAATTTGAACCTGAGAATCATGGGCATCCAAGAGGATCCTTCAAGCTCAGACTTCACTGCGGCTGGTATCCCTGTAATCGTTCGTTTGAACAATCACTTCAATTCCGCCAATGGCGCGATTGCAGGTGGTACTGTTTCAACGACTGGCGTGTAAGGAGACTGAAATATGGCTATTTCTCGCGCACAACTAGCGAAAGAGTTGGAACCCGGTCTCAACGCCCTGTTTGGTATGGAGTACGATAGGTACGAAAACCAACATGCAGAGATCTTCACAACAGAATCTTCTGATCGAGCATTCGAAGAAGAAGTAATGTTGAGTGGTTTCGGAGCAGCACCAACCAAGTCGGAAGGTTCTGCTGTAAATTTTGACGACGCTAACGAAGCATACACTGCTCGTTACAACCACGAAACAATAGCGTTGGCATTCTCAATCACTGAGGAAGCTATCGAAGACAATCTCTATGATCGTCTTGGTTCACGTTATACTCGTGCGTTGGCTCGTTCAATGGCACACACAAAGCAGGTTAAAGCTGCTTCAATTCTGAATAACGCTTTCTTAGCAGGTTCTTCTGCTGGTGGCGACGGAGTTGCATTGTGTGATGCGTCACACCCACTTACTTCGGGTGGTACGTTTGCTAACGAACCAGGAACTGCGGCTGATTTGAATGAAACATCTCTTGAAGATGCTTTGATCAACATCGCAGGTTTTGTTGATGAGCGTGGTCTCAAAGTTGCTTTACGCGGCACAAAGTTAGTCATCCCACGTCAGCTACAGTTTGTCGCTGAACGTTTGATGGTATCTAACTTACGTGTTGGTACAGCGGACAATGATACGAACGCACTAAGATCAATGGGAATGTTACCAAGCGGTTACGCTGTTAACGACTTCCTAACTGATCCTGATGCATTCTTCATCATGACAGACGCACCTCGTGGAATGATCCACTTTGAGCGTACTCCAATGTCCACTGGCATGGAAGCTGACTTCGATACTGGTAACATGAGATTCAAGGCGCGTGAGCGTTACTCATTTGGGTTCTCAGACCCACGTTGTGTTTTCGGTTCACCCGGAGCATAATTTATGTTATAGCG